CTTCTCTTTGTTGAACTTCTCGTACTCTTCTTGTGTGTAGAGATAGAAATATGGATAATAATACGTCTCGTTATCTGTGAACTGTGGCTTCCAACCCTCGTTGAGAGCTGCAACGATGATTTTAAGTTTTATATATGCTACTACATCGTCCGATAGCGGACAGGTAGTCTTAGTAATTTCTAAAAATTCTACAACTAACGGGTGTTCGTGGCCTAACGCTTCAAGCGCATCTTCAAACGTCTTTATACGTTTGGTGATGGGCGTGCCTACAGTCTCTTTGCCATACAGTGACGTTAGTAGCTCCTTGCCTTTGTCATCGGCTTTGTCGTACGCCTCGCGTATTTGTTGGATTGTTGGTTGATTCATGGTTGTTAGTTTATGAATATTGCAAAAATTATGTGCGTAAATACCGTACCGATAAGACCTATGCCGATAGCATATATGGCAAATTTTACTGTCTTACTCTTTGTTTCTTGCGCTATATATATCAATGCATACAACATGAGTACAAGCGCACCTAATAAGGAAATTAACGTATATATCGCTAAAATGACTTCTTTCATGGTTATCGTTTTAATGTTTCTGGTGTCATTTAAAATCCGGATGTTCGGGTGTTGTCGCTACCGACGAGAGGACTCCGGAATTGATGGCCTCGTACAGTCGTAATGTCTTTTCCAAAAATACGTAGATGTCGATGTCATCATCCATGGCCGACATGAGGGCTCCTTGGAGTGTGCGTTCACTGCCTCCGAACCCCAAGGAGTAGTTGTCTCCGTCGGAGAGCAGGCTGAGGATAGCACGGTGTTCGTCGTCGGCTTTGCGCCATACTCTGATGGCTTCGTTGATTTGTGTACGTTCCATGGGTTAATGTTTTTGTAGGTTACGGTGTACGTCATACGCCTTCACAGCAGCGATGACGCAGTTGGCAAAGCAGGGGTCCTCGACCATCGACGTGTAGAGGGCATACCATACATCCTCTTCTCGTCCGACCATGTCGCAGTCTACCTCAAATGTCCTTTGCTTGTGGTTGCCGAAGGAGAGCAGTACGAGTGCCGAGTGTTCCGGCGACAACTCGTGCCACATGTCTACAGCATCGTGCAACGTCATTCGCACCTCTGAATTTACCTGTCTGTCTTTTGTGTTTTTCATACTCATTTACTTTTAGTTGTTGGTTACTCTTTGCAGGTGGCCGGGGACTCGAACCCCTAAAAATCTTACATGTGAAATGTTTCAATACATCGTTTAATATACCTGTCGCCACCCAACATCCTGCTGTTATGCCATAGGCTCACCTCCCCTCTGCTGTGTTGTCATCCTATCAACTGGGGCGCTGTTCCCGACGATAGCAGTGTACCTCCACCACCCGTTCGGTCTTGGCCCCTCTCTTGCGTAATATCGCCTCTAACTTCGATACCAAGGCACGTAGCTCATCGACGTTGAGCATTCCGAAGGGGCGCCCCGCGATGCGAGGATTCATGCAGAACTCATTCACTGCCGTGAAGGTCGTCGTGTCGACACCGAGGCGCTGTAGTCGGGTGAGCACGGCCGAGCGAGCACGACGCAACCGCTCCCGATGCTCCTCCACACTCTCGCCACATCGCTTGCCTGTCTGCAGGCAGTCGCACATCTCGCGATATTCCGCCTCCGTCATGCTGTGCAGCGAGGTGGTGCGCCCTGCGGTGAACTGCGACACCAGCACCTCCTTGTATTGTTCCAGGTCTATACCCTTCGCCTTGGCTATGGCATAGAAGCGCGAGTAGTTATACTTCATAGCTCCAGACGTGTATAGGTATCCACGGGGTACTCCGCAACATCTGCCGACGCATCGACAAACAGAGGCATCTGCTGTACTCGCGCCACGGCCACCTCGATACGTGACCCGCGACTCTGCTTGCCGTCCGGTAGCAGGTACACGGCGTCGCACTTCAGCAACATGCCCACATCCTTGCCGACATGCTCCGCCCACTCTGCCTCCACCGGCAGACCGTTGTAGAGCGGGTTGATGGGCTCCAGCCCGAAGCGACGCAGCTTCTCCTCCGCTGCTTGGAACTTGGCAATCACCGCCTGTATAGGTAGCCCGGAGATTGCTCCACTGATGTAAACCTTCTTGATATCCATACTCTTTGCTTTTATTGTTGTTACTCTTGTTCTTGCTGTTGTTCCTGCTCCTTGCCCTCCCAGTAGCGCTGGGCTCCCTTGTCGTAGATGACACACTTGCCCGTCGTACCGATGAAGCGACCCTTGCTGAAGGCGGTGTATCCTTCTACCCATATCTTCAGCGAGGCATCATACATCATGCGTGTCGCCGGTCGTCCGTCAGGCTTGCGACCCGAAGCTTGACTCACAAGGATGATGAGCTTCTTGCGGTGACGCTCCTTGAACTCCACGAACTGCTTGTAGCTCAGTTGCAGGTACTGTATCGAGTCTATCACCACGAAGTCGGCAGAGCGGGGCTTCGCGAGCTTCTCGTCCAGCGCCTCGAGGCTCATCTGCTCGTTAATCTGGAAGTTGCTGCCACACTCCGACATGCGGAAGCGTCTGAGGGTGTTCTGCATCGTCAGTCCCACGCCCTCCTCCTTGGAGAGGTAGATGCCTCGCATACCTATCGAGCAGAGGGCGTTGCAGAACGACATCACAGCCGACGTCTTGCCGTTGCCTGAGTTGCCCCAGAAGAAGACCACGCCATAGCGACCTATCGTGCCCACACACTCGTCCCACGCGCCTCCTAAATTGATTTCTTTATATTTGATGGTAAGAACTTGTTTTGCGGATAAGGTTCGGTTCATAGGGGTTGGGGTTGTTTGAATAACTTTCGAAAAACATTCTAAAGGGTGTTAAAGTCTTGTCTCGGTGGCGATGCGTCGTTGCTTGTGCACCGCCTTCTTCACACGTCGCAGGTCATACCCGCAGGCACTTGAGTCGCTGACCACACGCTCTATATCGCGCTCATCCTGCAGACCGTTGGCGCGACACATGGCTACCACCTCGTGGGCTGTGACGCTCGTCAGGTCTACGAACCGCCGACAGATGCGGGAGTGCATCTCGTCGTAGCCCTTCTTGTCGAGCTTCAGCCCACGGTCCATACGTCGCTTGATGTAGGGTGTCGAGAGGAACATCATACCGCACTTGTCCTCCAAGGCGTTGTAGAGCGAGATGAAGTAATACATCACCGAGTCGGTCAGCTTGTCGCCCTCGTCGAAGATGAGTAGCGGGTGATCGAGCGTGATGAGCTCCGTAGTGATGGCTGCAAGGGTCTCCCGGACGGTCAGACCATCGGTGCGGATACCTATCTTGCGGGCCAGCTCGTGGATGAAGTCGGCCTTGTGCATATCCTCCGAGCAGAGTAGCATGAAGACGTTGCGGTTCTCCCGTGCATAGAGCGTCGCAGCCGTGGTCTTGCCGATACCCGCAGGCCCCACCACCCACGTCACGTTCTGGTAGTGCTGGGCATCCTGCATCAGGGTGTTCATATCACGGTAGGCTGCCGTGGTGCAGAGCTGCCACCCATCCAGACGCATGGCATCAATCTGGGTACGAATATTCAGGAACATGCTGTCGCTGATATTCTCGAACTTGCCCATCAGGATGGCGTTCACCGTAGCACCGCTCGTACCCTTGAGGGAGTTGGCAGCCTTCGTCTGTGTGGAGAATCGCTTCGTGTACTCCGCGAGGCGCTGTTGAATCTCCTGCTTCTGTTCAATGGTCAATTGTCTCATGATATAAGGTTTTAGGGATTTACAATCTTTCGAGGGTCGACAGCGGGTTGTACTCCATGTTGCTCACCGCCTTCGTGTACTCGCCGATGCAGATAGGCTCCACGCTCTCCTCCTGCTCCGCAGTAGCGAGGGTGTCGGCGATACGCTCATACTCCGCCGTGCCGATACCCTTAATCTTGGGAGTGCGCAGCCCGTGTTGTTCGGGTGCCACGCCGTGCTCCATCTCCAGCGTAAGGTTCTCAATCTGCCGACGTACACGCTCCTGCTTGTTCTGCTCGATATTGCTCCGCAGCAGTGCCACATCGTCGTGCTGTTGCTCTTGGATATTGCGGTGGACGGAGAGGTAAGGATAGGCCACCGTCTTGTAGCGCAGGCCGAGGGGCGTCTGCTCATAGAGCAGGGCTCGGTCCATCTTCTGCGGGTCGAAGCGCACGATGAACTCGCGCCCCGTGTTGTCGCGTCGCCACCGGTAGTCGGGCATCCCCTCCTCGGTCAGCACCTCGTAGG